GTATCATACATTCTTTGGGCTCCTTTTTCAACGCTTCCTCCGCCCGCGCCTTTAACAGCGTCTGCGGTCATAACAAATTCATTTTTAGATAACATTGCTGGAACGTCATCTGCTTTTTCTTTTACTCCCATTGGCACGTAGCCTCCTTCTTGTCTATAATCTAATTCACTAATTCCACCGGCGTTCACTCTTGGCATTCCCGTCGGTATTCTTGGCATCACTGTTCCTATACCTCCACCGAATTTTCCGATTCTTCCTCCTTGAGCTCTGCCTTTGGTATATTTCTTTTTCTGAGGTGCTCCTTCAATGCTTGTTGTGGTGTCGCTGAATAAGGTTGGATAAGTTTCTTTTAATAATTCTAAATCTGTTTTTTTATGTGGTCCGGGTGCCTTGCTTTTTGTTTTCTTTTTCTTTTGCGTTCCCGCGTATAAACCTACTCTTCCGCCTTGGGCATATTTTTTATAACCATATAAATGTATTTGTTGTTGTTCGGATAAGTCTTGAGGATACATCTGAAATATGGCCATAGATTCTTCCATATCTATAATATAATCATCACTAGGATTATTGTAATTGCTAGCCACCTTCATATTTTCTGGTCTTACATCCCCTTCTACGGTAATAGGAGATGCACCTGCTTCTAAACTTTTAATTCCTTCTTCTGGAGTTCCCGCGTATAAACCCACTCTTCCGCCTTGGGCTGCAAGGTAAGGTCTCGGCGTTAAAAAGTCATATCCTCTTTGTGTCATTGCCGGGTAGTCGAATTCTCCTGATTTATATTTAGCAATGTCGGCTCGGATTTGATCTAATCCTAAACCTTTACCTCGATACACGTCTTGTGCCAGTTCCTTTGCTTCTTCTTCCGTTGCACCCTTCTGTACAAAATAGCCAAGTAAACTTGCACTACTAATCATTCCTAAAGCAGTAGGCATCATTTTGCCTCCGCCTCCTGTTAAACCTAATTTTCCTAAAATTCCTTTAGTACTAGTAAAACCTGTTTCACCTAAAAAAGATGGCATACCTGCTGCTCTTAGATTTGGTGATACAGCACCAAATAATCCACTTCTCAACGAGCCTAAACCTCGACCTATGCTCGGTCCGATGTTTCCAAATCCAAAACCTCCTGGTCCAAAACCACCACCCAGGCCATACGCTCCTAAACCTAAAAGTGCAGCTTTACCGACGGGACTTTTAACAACTTGTTTTGCAACGTCGCCAACTTTACCTACAGCTTTGCCGATAGCTCGACCAATGCTTCCTAAAAAATATCCTTGTCTGGGAACGGCATTCATGATGCCACCATTTCTACGTAATTGTCTGCGCATTTGTGCTCTAGTTATCGCCATAATAATGTTTCTGGTTATCTTAAAAAGGCAGGGATTTCACCTGAGTTTATATGTTTACTTAATTTAGTCTAATAAAGCAAGACTATGTTGTAACGTCCCGCTTTTTAATCTCTAAAGCGGAGAGTACGACATGAAGCCTGTTGGCAGCCGCTGCAGTGACCTTAATAATCTCGCTTTCCGCGACCACTAAAGGCTGACTGAGTAATTCTGAAGTTCCACTGGCTGAGATGGATTTAACGTTAAAAAGGCTAAAAACAGCGTCATCGGTGTCGGTTATTGTCACCGTAATCGTGCTGCCGGATCCTGAATCATCGGATACGACGATCGATTTAACAACAGCAGTTGTTGCTGTAGGTACGGTGTACAAAGTCGTTGCCGACGTACCGGTTAAATCCTTTTTTTTATTAACGAATGTATTTGCCATTATGCCATAAAGAAGTTTGTTGCGTCTACTTCATCTTTTAAATCTTGTTGAAACGTTGAGTTTAATTTTTGAATGATACTGTCTACATCTCTAACGAACGATTGTTGGAGTTGTTCATCATATTTTTCTCCGGGTTGTGTTAGCGCCTGTACTATTCTAGCCATTATCGTCTACCATCCGGTTGTATATCTAATCTAAAGGTACCTATTTTCCAGTGTTGGGTAATAGTCGTGTTATCTATTTTTAAAGCGATCGCACGTGCACGCGCTCTAGTATCTATTTTTGTTGTATCCGAGTCCACGGTAAAAGGTCCTAAAGAGGAACTGGCTTCTGTATCCGTTGGATAATTCTTTAAGTTTAATGTCACTCTTGCACTTCCTGTTTGTTGTAAAAAGTCAGGAATGACTCTTCTAATCTTCATCATATATTCACCATCATTACCTGCACCCATTAAAGCACCTTGTTGACCAATATCGAAATCACCTGACTGGATACTTGCGGCAATCCCAGTGGTTGCTCCTGCTTTAATTTGATTGGTCCCTGTTTCGTGTTCATAGTATATTGTGACACCATCGGTGTTACCCACAGTTGCATCACTGGTTGCTGATGAATCGTATTCGGTTGCATGAGGTTTTCCAAAAATATGCGAGTCAGACCACGTGGACCTTGCTAAAGAACTTGTTGTCCATATTGGTCTTTCTAGTGTTGAATCCATATAATTATAAGTCACCGATCTATTATTCGATGCCGCACCACTACCAGGATAGAACCAAGTCACTTCTCCGAACAAGTTATTCAGTCCTGCGTAAATATGATTTTTAGGAACCGTATTAATATCATCGTAGACATAATCTTCAACGAGACACGCTAAAGATTCCAACTTACCGGTGTATCTAAAGAAACCATTTTCGGACATCCAGTAGGCAACGCCATCAACTTCGACCGCTGCGTTCTTACCTACGAGTCCACAATTCGTTCCAACTTGCTGGAATGAGAATACGAAAGGTGCTCCGACGAATCTCATAACGAATAGAGACGTATCGGTCCAAACATAAATAGCGTCACGACCTCTGAGCGCTGCCACGATCCGTGTTCCGTCGGCCAGTCTTTGTGTGCCTGCGGTATTGGTTGCTGAAGGCGTATACGAGGTTGACGCATCAATGCTTTCTTGATCGGACCAACGAATGTACATATCATCTTGCGTGGATGTTGTTCCAATCGTAGTTTCCGTTCCAAAAAACACTAAGTGTCGATCCGGTGTTGATACTAAAGTTTCTATTGCTGCCGTCGGTGCATTCGCCACAATCGTTGATCGTGTGGATGTAGCTCCACTAGCATCTGAATCCCATTCAAAAGTTGCACCATCGACGATGGTTGCAATCAGTTTATTTCCAAAATTATCTAACGTCCAGACTCCAGGAGCTGTAATAATATCTCCCGTTTGCGATGCGCCCCACTTGGTATAATCGGATGCATTTTTAACCGTTGCTCCGTCTGAGTGTGCTGCCGCGGTTGTGTTATCGGATCCTCTTGTAAGTCCTGATAAAGTTTCTGTACCTGCGGTATTCGATGTATAAGCAATACGCTCGTCATCAATCACCACGGTACCTGTAGCAGGGAACGAGGCTGAGTCGTCGAGTACAATACTTGTTGATGCGTCAGTTAATGCTCCATCTAATGTTGATTCTCCAACGCCTAATTTAATACCACCCCAAAGTCCTAATCCATAACCAGCGGCTGATTCTTCAACAGCAGGTCCTATAGAATAATAAAGTTTAACTCTTATGCCTCCGGATGTTGTGGCTCCCGATCCTGTTTCTGCTGATCCCATCGTGACCGTAATCGTTGTTGTGGTTGGAACGGTTGTGACCATGAAATTGTAATCGTCAAAATCACCAGAACTAAAATCAGAATCGGTGATAGCAGTAAAATTATCGAGAAGAATAATATCCCCAGCAGTAATTCCATGAGCGCTCGCAAACGTGATCGTGACTGATGTAGATCCATTGGTTGTTGTAAATGCACTGGTTAATGTTGTTGTACTTTTAAGAGGTGTTATATCATAAAAAGCACCTCCAGAATAGATGTATAAAAATCGGTTAGTTCCGAGAGCCGCGTACTTTATTCCGCTGGCATTGACAAAATGGTGCAAGGCCGTGTTTCGACCCGTAATGGTCTTGTCTCCTAATTGAGACCAGCCTCCTATTTTTTCAGGAGAACCGTACCGGAATCTTACATAATCTCCACTAACCCACTGACCTTCTCCGCCAGTCGCTGTGACCTGTTTATTGAATCCTGGTGCGATATTTATCTTTTGAAGCATAAAACCTTTATAGTATTAAAAGGCCCAGCTTACAAATGAATATCTGACGCCTTTCTTCGTCTCCTTGACTTCATGAGGATACATGAAATTTGAAGGAAATAAAAGTATATCTCCTGTTTTTAGCTTAATCTCTTTATCTCTGCAATAAAATTCTGCACCTTCATAATCCTCATTTAATTGACCTACAATCGATACGATGGGTACACCTTTCATTTTACCATCAAAGATGCTGTGAATATGAT